GGAACTGGTCAAGGTAAGGCGTCTATGTGTAGTCATGCTACGTGAGAAGGGCTATTCAACACTCGCAATAGGCCGAATTATGCACAGGGATCATAGCAGCATCTGTAACAGTCTCAACAAAAGCAAGGCAAAGGCATGAAACCTGACAAGCTAAAGCTGGCCCGTCACCGCATGGGCTATAGCGTAAACGAAATGGCAGATGCACTGCGCCTGTCACCAGCAAACGGCGGCACAACTGTTCGCAAGATGGAAGCTGGTAAGGTTCGCATCACTGGGCCAATCATGGTTGCAGTCGATGCTATGCTAAAGGGTTACGATCCGTTTTGCTATTTAGACGAGGAGGAAGATGATGGAGAATATTAATTCACAACAAATAGGTGGAAACCATTACGCATCCAAAAGCGTTCAGCCTTGGCAAGTGATGGAGTCCTGGATGTCACAAGAAGCATTCTCAGGATATTTGCAGGGGAACTGCATAAAGTACCTTGCGCGTTATCGTGATAAGAATGGCATTGAGGATTTGATGAAAGCGCAGCACTATCTTGCAAAGCTTCTCGAAGTGGAAGCCAAAGCCTTTAATCGATATGAAGTGGATAGTTGATTTTATACATTATGGACACAGTGACTAAGATGCTCTAGAAGGTTTCCACCAGACCTTATTGGAAGCTGAGATGACACCAAAGATTGAAACGCGCTTAGTCGCAGACCTTATCCCTTATGCCGCCAACAGCCGCACGCATAGCGATGCACAGGTGGCGCAAATCGCAGCCAGCATAAAAGAGTTCGGCTGGACAAACCCAATCCTAGTTTCAGGCGATGATACAATCATTGCAGGGCATGGCCGACTGATGGCAGCACGAAAGCTGGCGTTAGTAGAAGTGCCAGTTATAGTCCTAGACCACCTAAGCAAGTCACAGCAACGCGCCCTAGTGATAGCAGATAACCAACTCGCCCTAAACGCAGGGTGGAACATGGATATGCTAAAGGCAGAGATTGAAGACCTACAGCTAGATGACTTCGACCTAAACATCCTTGGCTTTGACGATAAGTTCCTTGATGGATTGCTAGAGCCAGAACCAACGGCAGGACTGACCGACGAGGACGCTGTTCCTGAAGTGCCTGAAACACCAAAGACCGTTCTGGGTGACGTTTGGGTGCTGGGCAATCACAGGCTGATGTGCGGAGATAGCACCAGCGTTACCGCCTTTGATCAGCTCATGGATGGCACAAAGGCTGACATGATCTTTACTGATCCACCTTATGGCATGAGCTATGGTGGTGGCCGCGCTGCTGGAAGCACAAAGAAGGGTGCTTTAGTAAAAGCGCACGGAATGATTATTAATGATGATTTGCAGGGCAATGATTTAATTGCGCTGGTGCGTGATGCAATTGCGACTTCAAGTGCTTTGATGAAGGAGGGCGGAGCTCTTTACGCTTGCTTCACTTGGAGAACATACGCTGAGTTTGAGGCTGGGCTTGAAAGCTGCGGACATAAAGTAAAGGCTTGCATCGTTTGGGATAAAAAATCAATTGGGCTTGGAAATAGCAATTACCGTCCCCAGCATGAGTTTATCTTTTACTGCGGTGGCCAATGGTATGGTGATAAGTCAGAGTCTGACGTATGGCATATGAGCCGTGGCGCTACTGGTAAATACGTTCACCCAACGCAGAAGCCTGTTGAACTGGTAGAGCGTGCTTTAAGCAATAGCAGTAAAGCTGGTGACGTTGTGATAGATTGCTTCGGTGGATCAGGCTCCACGTTAATTGCGTGCGAAAAGAATAACCGCCACTCACGCCTCATGGAACTAGACCCAAAATACTGTGACGTAATCATCAACCGTTGGCAGGAGTTCACAGGCAAGGAAGCTATCCACGCAGAGACGGGAGAGACATTCAATGGCTCACGCTAAACTGACAGCAAAGCAGGAAGCATTCTGCCAAGGCATCGCTGATGGACTAGGGCAAGCGGATTCATATCGCGCTGCTTATGACGCTGAAGGGATGAAGGATAACGTCATCTATGCTCGCGCATCGGAGTTGATGAAAAACGGTAAGGTAGCGGATAGGATTAAAGAGCTTCGTTCAGAGGTGCAGGAGAAGCAGCTTTGGTCGCGTGAAATGTCCGTCAAAGCACTGGTGCAAGCTTATCGTGAAGGCTCTGGAGCGGTAAAGGTATCAGCAGTCAAAGAGCTTAACGCAATGCACGGTTATAACGAACCAGCTAAGGTCAACATCAGTGGCAGCATGATACAGCGCATTCAACGCCAGGTGATTGATGGCGCAGACGCTAACGATTAAAACACCGCGCTGGTTCAAGCCATTCCTACAGCCCAGCCGCTATAAAGGCGCACACGGAGGACGGGGAAGCGGCAAGAGCCATGCCTTTGCGGAAATGGTTATCGAATCCCATGTGATCGACCCAAAGCGCCGCACAGTCTGCGTGCGTGAAATACAGAAGTCGTTAAGCCAGTCAGTCAAGCGCCTATTGGAGCTAAAGATTGAGCAGCTTGGCGTTGAGGACTATTTTGAGGTTCAGGAGTTCCAGATTAAGTCACGCCACGGAGACGGACTAATCATCTTCCAGGGAATGCAAAACCACACAAGCGATTCCATTAAGTCGCTCGAAGGTTATGACTGTGCATGGGTGGAAGAAGCGCAGAGCCTATCGCAACGCTCGCTCGACCTATTACGACCGACAATCCGTAAGCCAGAGTCTGAGTTATGGTTCACATGGAACCCAAGCAAAGACACAGACCCTATCGACTTGTTGCTGCGCGGTGAGAACCCGCCACCAGATGCTATCGTTCAAGAGGTGAACTACAGAGACAATCCTTGGTTCCCTGATGTCCTACGCGCTGAGATGGAATATGATCGACAGCGTGACCCTGACAAATACCAGCACGTTTGGCTAGGTGGCTATCTTTCCAACAGTGAAGCACGGGTGTTCCGCAACTGGAAGGTGGAGGACTTTGAATCGCCAGATGACGCAACGCACCGCTTCGGCGCTGACTGGGGCTTTGCATCTGACCCAACTGTGCTTATCCGCTGCCACGTTGTCGGCAGAACAATCTATGTAGACCACGAAGCGTATCAAGTCGGCTGCGAGATTATGGACACGCCATCGCTGTTCCTCACTGTGCCAGAGTCGGAGAAGTGGCCCATAATAGCTGACAGCGCCCGTCCTGAAACAATCAGCCACATGAAAAAGAATGGCTTCCCAAAGATAATGTCGGCAGTCAAAGGGCCTAAGTCTGTTGAGGAAGGCATTGAATGGCTCAAGTCTCACGACATTGTTGTGCATCCGCGCTGCGTTCACACGATTGACGAACTAAGCTGCTACAGTTATAAAACTGACCCCTTGACAGGCGCAGTATTGCCAATACTTGCGGATCGTGATAATCACCTTATAGACGCACTTAGGTATGCGTGTGAAGCAAGCCGTCGGGCAGCGCCAAAAGCGCCTATTGATGTAATGCCTCTAGCAACTGTGAACAGGTGGTAAATGGCGCGATTGAATAAAGAGCAACGGCTAAACAACGTGCATCAAAACGCGCTGAACGAGTTTGATCGTTGCCAATCTTCCATGCGTGATGAACGCTTGCAGTGTCTCCAAGACCGCAGATTCTATTCTATCTCTGGCGCACAATGGGAAGGCCCCATCGGTGAGCAGTTTGAGAACAAGCCTCGCTTCGAGGTAAACAAAATCCACCTAAGCGTTATCCGTATCATTAACGAATATCGCAACAACCGCATTGGCGTTGACTTCGTATCTAAGGACGGAAGCCCTGACGATGGCCTGGCTGAGACTTGCAATGGTCTTTACCGCGCTGACGAACAAGACAGCGTTGCAGATGAAGCTTTCGACAATGCTTTTGAAGAAGGTGTTGGCGGTGGCTTTGGCGCATGGCGTCTACGCACTACCTATGAAGACGATGAAGATGATGAGAACGAAAAGCAGCGCATTCGGTTCGAGCCGATATACGATGCTGACAGCTCGGTATTCTTCGATCTAGACGCAAAGAAGCAAGACAAGTCGGACGCTAAGTATTGCTTCGTTCTGTATTCCATGACCCGTGACGCTTACAGAGCCGAATGGAATGATGACCCATCGACATGGCCCAAGGAAATCCACCAGTACGAATATGACTGGGATACGCCTGACGTTGTTTATGTGGCAGAGTATTACCGCGTTGAAGAAGTGCGTGAGACCATCCGCATATTCGCTACCATCGACGGTGAAGAAGAACGCTACACGCAGGCTGACTTTGACGCAGACGAAACACTAGAAGAAACCTTGATGGCTGTTGGCACTGTAGAAGTGCGCCAGAAGCGAGTTAAGCGCCGCAGGGTTCACAAGTACATCATGAGCGGTGGCGGCATCCTTGAGGACTCCGGCTACATCGCTGGCAAGAACATTCCGATTGTTCCTTACTACGGCAAGCGTTGGTTCGTTGATAACGTCGAGCGTTGCATGGGCCATGTGCGCCTAGCCAAAGACCCGCAGCGCCTGAAGAATATGCAGCTATCAAAGCTGGGTGAGATCAGTGCGCTTTCGTCTGTTGAAAAGCCAATCCTTGTTCCTGAGCAAGTCATTGGTCACCAGGCGATGTGGGCAGAGGATAACATCCGCAACTATCCATACCTGTTGGTCAACCCAATCACTGGCCCTAATGGTGAGATGCAAGCTGCTGGCCCTGTTGCCTACACGAAGTCATCTGACATTCCTCCTGCTATGGCTGCGCTCTTGCAGTTGACAGAGCAGGACATGGCGGAGATTCTGGGCAACAACCAGCAAGCCGACAAGATGGTAAGCAACATCAGCGGCAAGGCTGTAGAGCTTATCCAGACGCGCTTGGATATGCAGTCCTTCATCTACATGACCAACATGGCGAAGGCTATGCGTCGT